TTAACAGAGGCTACTATTCCAGCCTCGTGTATATCTGTGGCCGGCAGCCATGCATGCAATTGCGATTTGATTCGACAGGAACTGCGACCTTCCAGCAATGGCTTTTATCGCAGCTCGCGTGTCGCCCTGGTAGTACGAGAGTACCAGGGCGATTTCGTTTTGCAGGTCGTGCGCAACTGCATTCATTGCTCTGCTCCAGCGAAACAGACGCATAAGCCACCAAGCATGCCTGTGAGTTTATCGGGTTGCCCTCAGATGTTCCTATTACGTTCACGGTGAGAATGGAGAGTCAACAGACTTTCGAAATGGTGTTGAATCGCTCACGTCTAGATGTGCAAGTTCAGGCTGAAAAGGTGTAGCGCGCAAAATCGCGTGGCAGCGCGCGCAAGATCGAGTGGCAACAGTTTCATGATGTCTGAGATATCGGAATTCTTGCAGATAGCGTTCTCCGAATTCGTCGCGACAGATTAATCGATGGAGCTTCAGTCACACGGTACATCGCTGCGGATATCGCTATGGCGAGGGGCAACGCTACAATCCATACAATAAAGCTTCCATAGTGCTGATAGAATATGAGCAATGCGAGGTTCACTGCCAGAATGTGATTCAGATACAGGCTGTACGAGATCTTTCCTAAATAGCTACTATGTCGCAAAAGAGCGCTCTGCTTACCGCTCAATATAAGAACGATGATCAGGAAAGACCCTACACCGATAAAAAGATCGCCGATCATGCGCTCGCTGAGCGTCCATGGGTTATCGAAGGGATAGGCGTAAAGAACGAGCGCCAAGACCCAAATTGCAGCACGAACTTTCTTCGACGCCCCTAACGCTTGCCCACAAAGTGCAGCTTGTTGCATCGCGATGAAGGATCCAAACGCAAAAAAAGTGACATAGTGCACGCTGATCAGAAGCTCAGCTTGGATCGGTGACAACGGAATTGGGCCAGATATAGCCCACGAAACCAAGATAGACAGAAGAACGAAGCCCATCAGCGATCTCGCTCCACCTCTCGCTACCGCAATGTACACGAGAGGAAATACGATCGAGATTCGCATTTCATGCACAATTGACCAGATCGGTGGGTTGATTTCGGCCGTGTTAAACGCCCCGACCATAGTTAGATGCCCAAGTATGGAGGTCGAAGCTAGCTGCGGTGAAGGTACATTCATCCAACCGGCTGTCCACGTGACGAAATGCTGGAAAACAGCGTAGGTGCAAAAAGCAAGGATGATCGACGCGATGTAGGGAAAATATAGCCGCGCAACGCGTGCCAGAATGTAAGTCCCATACTGATTTTGAGAAGATTGCCACATTTTGGTCAGCGCAAAGCCGCTCAACACGAAAAACAAAATTACAGCCTGATGCCCTGACCAGAAGATTTTCAACGGAGACCATTTCAGGATACTCCACAGCGGTTCTACATTGTAAAGTCCGGCAATTGTCAAATGCGAGATCATCACGAGAACTGCGGCTACTCCTCGAAGTGAGTCGAGAGAATGCTCACGTTTTGCTGTTAATGGCATCAATCTTCCCTCACTTAGAATCAGAGCGAGTCCAAACACGAAAAAAGCGGAAACGCTCGATCTGCTGATACGCCCTCTTCAGGAGACGCCGGTGAGCTTTCAATGCCGCATTTGCTAAGGTTACACGGATTTAATATCGAATCGAACGGACAGATCAGCTTTCCGTTGCTGATAGAACTCCAACTCTGTACGGGTCAAGATTTCCCGATCACGCAACGTCAGATCGCCCACCAACTTTTGGCCGGTGAGATCGGGCCAGTATTCGCCCGATCCAAGCTTCCAGAGATGGCGCATAGGCAGACTGTTCACGACATGGCTGTGAGGTGGATAAACCTCAATTGCCACGGCGTCGGCCCCGAAATACTCGTTTTTCAGTTCCTGAAGCTCGTCCCATGTGATCGAGCCATCGTGCTCGATCGATAACAGGCCGCGCAGCTCGTCCAGGAGCACTCCAACCACAGCCGTCATGCCTGCACCTGTGCGGACGGCCAGACGATGGCATCGACAACGGCATGGGCTGTGGCTTCGTCTTCGGCGGCTTCAATATCGCGTTTGGCACCAAGCCGGATTGTTTCAATCGCCGCGCCGATCTGTTGCCATTGAGCAAAGGCCGCAAGAAACACATCCGCAACCTCGGCAGGCGTTACGGCGGTAATGCCGACTTCCGATGACAGGATCGGATAGTCTGCCGCCAACGGATTGCTCGCTGCTTTGAAGGCGCGCGCTTCATCGACCTTTTGCTGATAGGTCATCGCCTGACCCGAACCGGGCGTGATATATTTTAGGCGCTCGGTTTCGGCGGCAGCATCAACAGCGAGTTTGAGATTTGCCTTCAATGCAGTGAGACCAACAGACAGTCCGTAAGGGGCCAGAACCTCGGCAAGCGCTGCATCTGCTTGATTGCCTAGATCGTCTCGTGGCCATCGTGACGGCATGAAACCAGCTGTCAGCCATGCCTGATAATCATCATCGTCTTCGGAAACCATGCCTTGGCTCGCGGACGAAAAGATACGGCTATCTTCGGCTCTCCAGTACCAACGATAAGGGTCGTAATTATACATACAGGCCTCCTGTAACGGCATTCCCAGCAGCTGAACCTGGAAGAAAATTCGCGCCTTGCCCTGCTACATCAAGCACGCCGTTTTGAGACACCGTGTATCGGTTTCCGGTGGCCGATCCGACGAAGGTCAGGAAGCCAAGCTGCGCGCGCGCCTGCTGGACATTGGCAAAGCCAACACTCCAAACAGGAGAACCTTGCAGCGTGATCGACGCGCCGGAAATGGCGCCTATAATTCCGTTGTTTTGCGCCAGAAATGGAGCCGATGCGGATCCAATCACCGTTATGCTACCTGTGAGAGACAAATATCCACCGTTGAAAGTGTAGGTGTGATATTGCCCGGCCCCCGCTCCAGCCCCTGTTTGTTCCAAGACGACTGTTCTAAGCTCGAGCATCCCCCCGAAAATCGTATAGGTTCCATATATTCCCGCTACAGACTTCGAGATTTTGACCCCATCCAGCACAACGCTATACATGGCGCTTCTGATGTGCCACTGCTTTGCGGATTGCCGAGTGATCACATAATTTGAAGGATTTGCGGGGTCTCCTCTTAAAACGAGGTTGACCGTCGATCCTTCAAACGATGCTCCTTCGTAGGTTCCCGGCGTGCCAAGCTGAATTGTAACATCGTAGCCCGATGGGTTATAGCGTTGAAGGATAGCATTCCACGCCCCCTGAATGGTCTGGAATGCTGAGGCATCGGTGTTGGCACGACCCGAATTGCTATCATTGCCATTCGGACGAACATAGAGTGTCGTTGCGGTGTTCAGATTAGTTTTGACCTGAGACGCCGTTATGCCCGCCAACATCCACGCGGACCCAGTGTATATAAGCTGCGCGAAGGAACCGTCGTTAAGGTCGCCATAGCCAATTTCTTTGCCGAAGCCGGTGACAATCGGAACAGCCCCAAAGCCGTTGACGTTGAGCGTAGCGGCTCCAGTATTGGCAGCAGTACACTTGAGGCAAATTCCCATGCCTGGGGCCAACCCGGCAGGTGCTGGAGCCAACGTTGCCGTAAGCGCATTAGCAGTGCCGCCAGCAACGGCATAATTCCACTTACCGGATTGTACGTCGAGCGCGGGCTTTTCGGTGTAGACACCGCCCACTTTTTCGAAGATACGCCCGTCGGGAAGGCTTACACCATGCCCATCCTTGGTCGTAACAATCCGCCAGGACGATCCGGTCCATTCCGCCAACCTCTGCTGTTTGGAGGCCCATGCGCCCGTTGCCCCGGCAGGAATGACGTAAGCATCGCCAAGAGCAGCGCCGCTCGGAGGAGCCGTCGTCGTCAATGATAATACTGGTAACCATGCAGTACGGTTTGCAAAACCGGGTGCCGCGATCGACTGAAGTGCTTCCCAGAACTGCTGTTGGTTTTGCGGATCAAGGACGAGACCTGAGTTCTCGATGACAGCGCAGATTTCCTCCTGCACATCGTTGAGAATTTTATCTGTCACTTCCGTTCCGGGAATACCCGCAGCGGCATTTTGAGATTTGAAACCTCTACGGCCTCCACCGATATCGACGGTATTGGCACCGTTGACGCGATCCATGTTAGTTCTCCACGTATGAGAAAACAAGTTGTGTGTGGGCGGGCTTCAGGCGGCGAAGCTCGCATTCGATATCGCTGATCTCGAAACCGCCGAGCGGTTGACCGGCTGTGTTGACGCCAGCGCGGAAAATCCATTCCGAGATGAGCTGAAGCTTGACCCGCCACGTGAACTGTTCGCCTTCGGCAATCAGAGCCTGTCCGGCGCGAAGCACCCCGGCCTTGGAAGGCCAGAACTCCTCGATCTCGATCGTGTGGCCGAGACTTGCCGCCATCCTCACGAAATACGGGATGCTGGCTCCGCCCTTGGCGATCCAGCGCTGGTGTGCCCGACGCTGGCGCTGTTCAAGCGTCTGACTACCCAGATCGCGCCCGCAAGGATCAGGACCAAGAACCCGTTCAAAATCCGGCAACAGGGCATTGGCCGTGCGCGGATCGATTTCGTTCATCAGACTTTCAGCGTCAGCTTCTGCCTGGACGAGAACCTTTGCAATGCTATCGAGGATCGCATCAAGCACACCTTCACGCTTTCCGAGCGCAAAACCGCGTGGAAGCTTGCCGATCAGGCTGGCGAGGATGGATGACTGTGGCCGGGTCATAGCGGTTCCTCGAAAGTGATCTCGCCGGGAAGCGGGTATTGGTCGCGATCAAGGGTGAACGGCGCTGACGGTGAAATCAGATCGTGAGCGTATTCACCAGATGCAGCTGAGATCGCCTCGGAAATGCGTGACGGCTCAATGCGAGCGCCGATAGGGCTTTCGTTCTGATCGTCGTTCGCATCGCCGATCGTTGCGATGAATGCCGCATATGCTTCCTGAACTGCCGCGCGTGTGGCGACCTTGTCTGGGCGAACGCGGACGGTGATAGGGATCGCCCGCATTTCGGCAGGCACAATGACGACATGGGCTGTGACCGGCCGAACGCCGGAAGACGAACCGGGAGCGCCTAAATAGCTGAGCATCTCGGCCATTTCCGATTCGGTCGGCGTACGGGCAGAAGTGCCATCTTTCATGGCGACAATGACGCCAACAGAACCACGCCCGATCCAGTCGGTTTCCGGCTTTACGGCACGAACCGCGAATTTTTCCCGCAACCAGGTCGGATAATCGAAGCCAGCGCCGCCATGCGGGCGCTGCCGGATGTACGCCATGGTTGCGGCAGCAAGTTCTTCTGGAGTTTCAGCTTCCGCGCCACCGGCAATCCCGCCATCTGAAACGGCGATACGGTTGATCTCCGGGAAAGCTGTGACGGTGCGAAGCCGGATGGCGGCTTCCAGATTGCCAGATGGACCGGCAACGGATGCGATGACCGGAACCGAAATACCGCCATTGACACCAATCACCGCAGTTTCCGTGGTTTTGAAGATCGTGCCGTCCGAACCGGCAATTTCCAGATCAGCGGGAAGCTGAGTGCCTGCGGCACCTTCAATGTCCACCTTGCCCACAGCAAAGGTCGCGGGTCGAGCGACAACACCCCAGATATCGGCGTGACGCGGGACGAATTCTTCTTCGGCCGTATCGACAAAATACTGTCGGCCCCACCAAGCCACATGATCGTGGATCTCGCGCGCTTCGAGTGCGACGGCGCGGCCAATCATGGCAAGCATGCCACGCGCCGAGCGGACTGCACGCGAAATCGCCAGCGGATCGACCAGAGGTCGCACAACCGAAATGCTGAACTCCATGGCAGAGGCGATGCGTTCAGCGATGGTTCTCGCGGATGGAACGGGCCAAGGCATCAGGCAGTCCTCCGGCCGGAAATAGCGGTGTCATCGACCAAGACGCGCCAGCCGAGCATTTGCGGCGCGACCCATTCCGTCTCGATCTCGGCTGGAATGCCGGTATCGGAGGTCACCCATTCAAGGCTTTCAGCAAGCCAGCTCTGGTAAAGAAGGCGGGTTGTTTCGGTTTCCTTGGCGCGATCAAGCAGCCAGCAGCGCGAACCGATACGCTCGCCATAGGGATCAAGCGCGTCGGCTGCAGCACCTCGACGAACATCGATGCCGGACCCTGTCAGGAATTGTGAGCGGCCTTCCGGCAGCGGATCGTCGGGGTTGGCACGGCGATCAAGGCCGACAGAAAGAAGCACCGGCGTGATCGGGGTTTCATCAATGATGAGATCGCCGTCCGCGCCGATCTCCAGATCAGCGCGGCGGGTTTCCGGGTCATAGATGAGTGCCACATCGTAAAACATGCCCCGGTTCTATCGCGCGCGCGCGAAAACGATCATGCCCGCCGAGGCGGGCATGAAACAGATTAACTTTGGGGAGGTCCGCTGGTTCCGCCTCCGGGAACCACGCCAATGTGTATGTGGGTTTTATCGATGACAACACCATCATGAGTGATGGTTCCGCCCTCGATGTCAACGCCACCAGATGAAACCGTCACGGTAACGCCACCAACCTTCAGCACGATCGACGCTCCGGCCTGAATGCTGACGGTTCCGTCTGCACCCACAAGAATGCCGTCGCCGTGCTGATTATAAAGTGCAGTTTCACCCGGCTTCAGCCCACCCATACGGGCGGATGGATTACCGACTGGCAAGAGTACGATGTCATCCTCATTGCCGCCAATGGCAACGGCGACGGCAAGTGCGCCGTCTTCCGGTGCCGAGGTCGCCAGACCGTAAGGCTGCATGATCTCGACCTTGTCGCGCCAGACGCCAGGAGCAACTTCCACCGAGGCGGTCTGTGTTTCGCCATCGTCATTGATGTTCTTCAAAACGACGCGGCGGGCGATCCCGCGAACCTTGCTGGCTGTTTCGTGATCCATGGTTGACCTCACGTTGTTGAAGATCACAGGGCCGCAGCGGTTCCGTCGAGTGGCCCGCCTGATCCCTTGCCCTTGCTCTTTTTGCTGCTCTTCTTGCGGCTTTTAACGTTCTTTCGACGGCCCTTTACAGGCTTGTTGTCGAAGGCTTCCGGCGATGTGACAGCGATCTCGGTTTCTTCGCCGCCATCTTCCTGCTGAAGGAACGTGACACGGGAAATCAGCATATCGCGGAAAACATCTTGAAAGGAATCGGAGACCTCGACCATTTCGTTGACGCGCCACAGACGCCCGTTCGCCTTGTAGCCATGAACGCGATAGGAGATTTCCTCGCTCTCGCCGCGCTTGGTGCGCATACGCCAGTCGGCTTCGTCTTTGCAGCCCTTGTCGTCGGCCTTGGAGCGGGCCAGATGCACAATCGGGCGATAGCGCCTGATTTCGTCGTCAGTCGCCTCGCCACTGGCGACAACGCCGCGTCGTTCGCGTTCAGTTGCCGAACCGTCGGTTGCTTCCCTGTCTTCCGGCTTTACCGGAGCGCCGCCGCCCAGAAGCGGTGCTGCACGACCGTCGCGAACGGTGGCAGCCTTTTCCGACTGCCCGCGCACGATAACCTTTGAATGCCGATCCTTGTGCGTGAACTGGCCGGACGAGGCTTTCACGTTTCCAGGCAGCGAAAGTGCTGCGGGAGCGCGATTGGCTCCAGTCCGGGTGATGACAACACCGCCGACGCCATCCGACATGACGAGAGCATGGCGCTGGCGTGTGCCCTTGTCGATGGCGCTCAAGCCGGTTTCGGACAGGTCGATACCATAGCGCGGGAATGCATCCCCGGTATCGATCTCGGAACGAACGGAAAGTCCGAACGGTTCTGCGATGCGCTTGACGGCTTCTTCCAGCTTCACATTGTTGAACTCGGACGGACCAGTCGGCGCGGCCGTGCTGTCGACCAGATCGCCCGCCTTGTCCTTGCCCGATATCGAGACCATGGCGCGCTCTTCATCGATATCAGGCGCGACGGTTTCGATATAGCCTTTCAGGACGAGCTGATCCTCGACATAGGCTTCCGCTTCCATACCGGGCTTCAGGGTAAAGACCGCATTTGCAGGCGATGCGAAATCAAAGGTGGACAGCGCCCGGTTATAATCGCGCAGCTCGAAACTGAAGGAGCCGCTGAAATCCTTCAGGTCGCGGGTGATGTTGGCATTGGTCCACTGGTCGAATACCTGCCCGTTCACCTTCAGCCAGATCGAGCGCGCCATTATTCGGTCACCTCGACGCGGCCTGCCGGAATGCGGGCTGGATGGCGCGGCCGGTTGCGCTCGATGATGGAAAGGTAGCCGTCCTCGATCGCGGACGGATCGTCACCATAGATATGGTTGGCGATCTGGAAAGCGTCGGAAGGTTGATCGGTCTCGATAATCCGCGATGCTGGCAAGCGCCCGATCGCTTCATTGATATCGGCAATCAGGCATAAGCGGACATCGCGGGTGGCGCGGATGGTGGCACTGGCCTCGGCTGCAAAATCGGAATCGGAAAAGCTGGATAGCAGATCGGTATAGGCGTCCAGTTGGCCAACCAGGCTATCGCGCAGCGCGCTCGCTTCAGAGCGCGATCCGAACGCGACATAGGCGGCAAGCTGTCCAGCCTTGGCAAGCGCATCGCCAGCCGTTCCGGCCAACAGCACCGTGTCCGGACGCGATACGGTATCACCGGCAAGAACGACAAAAGCAGCACCGGCACTGGCGTTGATGTCGAGCGCCTGACGTGCAGTGAGGCCATTGGAGGAGCTGATTGCCTCTGCGGCCGGGGCAACTGCCGGTGTTCCGGCGAGATCGGGAACGAGATTGACGATCATGTCGGTTACCGAGCTGGCGGCGCTGGACAAGGCTTCAGGCGTGGCAGGCAAGGATTGCGGCAGGGCTGCGGAGATCAAGGCAGAAGCCCTTCCGGCGCTGGACTGCCAGTAGGAAACAACCTGTCGGGCGGTGCGCTGTGTGGCGTCGGTGCGAAGCCGCGACAGCGTGCGCCTCGATGGCGATGTGGTGAGAGCAGAGGCAAGCGAGACAAGCGAAAGGGCAGCACCGATCAACGCCGAGGCAGTTGAAGCAAAGCCCAAAAGCCCCGTGCCATTATAGCGCTTGAAGGTGGCGCTGAAGCGGACGACGCGCAGCTCGTGGGCGGCAAAGGAAATTTCGGCCGTCTCTTCCATGATGACCTGCATCGGGCCAAGCCATGGATGGATGAGCGTTCCCGGCCCCGGCGTCTCGAATGCAGCCTTCAGGGCCTGTGCCTGGGCAATATAGGTATCGCTGACGATCAGCCCCTCGACCTGGACGGTTTGGGTTGCAAGGCCGAAATCGTCATACGCCGCCTGATCGATACCGGGAAACAGATGCTCGGCAACGCGACGGCCGACCTGTGTGGAGGTATCGGGCACATGGAAGGAAATGCCACGATACGAAGCTGGAAGCAGTCCAGGCAAAACGTCGCTGATGCTGTCGAAGATCATGATTGCCTCTATGCCCTGCCGATGACGCGGCCGCGATCGGTCGTAAGCCCGACATTCTTGTTGTCGGACGTGGCGCTTGCGAGCCTGCCCGGACCATCAACCTTGATGCGGATGTCGCCACCGACATTGACCGACTGCGCCGGACCGGCAACGGCTGCAAGGCGCGTCGGCGTCGAGAGGCTGGCGCGCTGATCAGGATTGTTGCCGTTGGCGGGCGTTGGCCGCTTCAGCTCCGGCAATGGGGGAACCACAAGGTTTCCGTTCAACGCACCGCGAGCATCCTTTCCGGTGATCTGGCCGTTGAAGTCCTTCATTTCAGTCGGCACGCCGAGGATAGCTTGCTTCACGGCATTGACTGCGCTGACGATACCGTCGAGCCAGCCCTTGATCTTGTTGTAGACAGGCTCGAAACCAGCAGCGAGCGCGTCCCAGGCAAGTGCTGGCAGTTCAATCGGCGTCTTCAAAAATCCCCAAAGCTTTTCAACGCCAGATGCAAGTGTATTGACAAGTTCGCCCGCCTGCTTTGGAAACCATGCCACCCAGTCCGGCATTTGGCCCTTGCCTGCCGCCCAGTTTGCAAGTTCGGCCAGTCCCTTCGTCAGTGCCGATATGCCCTGCCAGATTTTCTCAAGGCCGGTGAACTTCAACAGCTCCAGCTTACCGAGCCATTCGCCCATGGTGCGTGCGAAGCCGCTCATCTTGCTGGTGTCAAAACCAATGAGCTGCATGAGGTTGCTGGCAAGCGTACCGAGTGCGCTGCCCAACTCCTTCAGGTTGTTCCAGGTGTCGCCCATGTGGCCAAAGGTGCGCTTCAGGCTTTCGCCGATCGGCGCCAGCGACGGTTCGATGCCCTTGCCGATATCCTTCAAGGCGGTCCATGCGGTTTGAAGCCCATTGAAGACGCCTTCAAGAACCTTCAAACTCCCCACCTTCAGGCTGTCGAAGTTGATGCCGGAGAAGATCGACTGTGCGCCTGTTGAAATTCGCGACCATGCGCGCGGTGCAGCATCCGCTACCCAATTCCAGGCACGAACAGCACCGTTAGAAATGCCTGACCAGATACGTGACATAAAAGGCTGCGCCTGTCCCCAAAGCCGCTTGGTGCCTTCCCATGCCTTGGATGCGCTGTCCTTCAGCCCCGTCCAAAACTTCATAAGAGCTGGCTTTACCTTGTCCCAATTTTTGGCGATTAGAACGCCAGCACCCGCCAAAAGCGCAATGACAAGGCCGAGCGGCGATAAGATCACACCAATTGCAGCGCCCAACAATGATAACGCACCTCCGACCAGAGGAAGGGCTACACCAAATGCAGCAATCGCTGCACCAATCGTAAGCAGCGGTCCAACAATTCCGCGAACGCCGCTGGATAAGTCTGGCAGCGAACTGCCTGCAAATAGCCCGCCAAACGCTGTGTTTATGCTGGCAAATATTTCCGTAAAATATGGAGCCACACTATCCCAAACCGCACGAATGTTCTGCCAGGCGTCAATCGCGCCATCGACAAAGCCTGTCCAAACTTCAGATAGGATAGGGGAAATGGCTTCCCAATTCTTAGCGATCAGCATTCCCGCGCCAGCCAAAAGACCGATGACAATTCCCAGCGGCGAGACGAGAACGCCCAGCAATGCGCCGATCGCACCAAGGCTTGCACCGATGATCGGCAACACAAGGCCGAGTGCACCAAGCGCCGTGACTAAAATAATAGCGCCGCCCGCGCCGGTCATGAGTGTTTTCACCCAACCGCCTGTCGCCTTGTCAAAATCTCGTATCCACTTGATGCCAGCCATCAGCCAGGAATTAATCAACGGAAGCCACTCGCCAAAGGCAAAGCCTACTTCACGAATAGACTGAGTGCCGATTTCGTTGAGGATCGTTAGCTGCCGGTTCATGCCCGCCATCTGCGTTTCGAAGTCGGTATCGATCGCTGCACCCGTCGCGGCGGCGACCTTTTCCTTGATGTCCTTGTATTCCTGCACGTTGGCCATGAACGGCACGATGAAATCCAGAACCTGCTGATCGGAGAACAGCTCGGAAACCTTGCTGGCCGCGCCGATCGCTTCCAACTGCTGGCGAACATAGGCAAGCGCCTCGGCACCCTTGAGGCCGTTCTTTTCTGCGGCCTTCATGTATTTGCCGATCTGCTCTTCGCCGACGCCGGTGAGCTTTCCGACCTTCTGCAGCATGGCTTCCAGCGGGTTGATGCCCTTGGATGCAGCGTCCAGCATGACGGCCTGAATATCGACGCCCATGCCTGCAAAGTTCTTGATGGTGCGCTCAGACAGCGCCTTCGACAGGAAGTTCGAAAGATTGTTCGCTGCGATTGACGGATCGGACGTGCCCTTCATGGCGATCTGGAGTGCCGAGCCGAGGAAGTTGACAGCCTCGCGGCCTTTCACGCCGAATTTTGCCACCTGCGAAGTCAGGCGCGGGAAATGCTGCGCCATGTCCTTCAGCTCGAAGGAACCTTCCTTACCGGCGATCACAAGCGCACCAAGACTGTCGCGCATCTGATCGGCGGGAAGCTTCAGGTTGTTGAGCATGGCGGTGCCGACACCGGCCATGTCGGAAAATTCTGCGTTCGCAGCCGTGGCAGCGCGGCCGATATCGCCAATGGTGGCGTCGATCAGCTTCTGATCGACACCGGCAGCAATCATCTGGCCTGCACCGGCCGCAATCGTTTCCGACGCCTGACCGATGACAAGGGCCAGTTCCTCATACTCGACCTTGGCCTTGGCCGCGAAATCAAACGCGGCCTTGCCGGAGAGTTCGGCGGTGCCTGCAATATCGAGCAGCTGTTGCTGGAAGGCTGCGGCTTCCTGAACCGGCCCCATGAACGAAATAGCGGCAACCGCCGTACCGAGAATCCCGATACGGCGCGCAAAGCCGGTCAATTTCTGAAGGTTGCCTGTAAGGCGGCGCATCGGACTTGAGAGCTGATCGCGAAGTCTGACTAGAACATCGAGCGCCATTGATTTTGATGCCATGGTCTAGCCCTCTGCCTCTTTGATCCTGTTCCGAAAAGCCATGATGCTATTCCACCAGAAGGTGGCGGTTGCCGCGTCCATCGTGTCGATTTCAGCGGCAGAGAAGCCCGATCCATCGGCGATCCCGCCGAGGATTACTTGCCAGTCTTCCGGCCACTCGCCAAAAAAGAGGACAGCACCTGCGCAGATGCGGTGATGTCGGCCGCATCAAGCCTGTCATAGAGCACGTTCATGATGGCCTGGCTGATCCGCGTCGAACGCGAAAACGCGACGACGTTCATCGAATCTTCGGAGGTGGCGGAAATAGCCCGCTGATCAGCGCCGGTCAGACGATGGAAAGTCAGCTCGGAATATTTCTCCTCGCGTACTTTCCCGCCCTTCTTGATCTCCAGTGTCCGAGGATAAAGCAGGGGCAGCGTGACCGAACCATTGTCATTCTGGATGGCATGATCCGGCAGGCGATCGTTCGGATCGATATCCTCATCGACATCGGCGACCACGCCAGCCTTGGTGGAAACAGGTCTGTCCAGGTCCACCACTGCGTCCGTGACCGGACGCTCTTCATCGGTGAGATCTAGATCGACAACATTCTTAGCCATTAAAGCACCTCTTCAGGAGCGCCGCCCGCCCACTTGAGTTCAATCTTGCCGCCTTCGCCGCCCGTAATGTCCGGATGGTCGGTCAGGAAGGC